TTGTACGGCAAGCGCATTTCCTCCCTGTACGCCATGAGAGTGAGAACCGCCACCACCAGTTGTGCCACTAAACCCGTGGGTATGGTTCTGGTTTTCGCTTGCGGTAGTTCCAGAGTGAGAGTGATCGTTACTCTGTCCACCAGTCGTTCCAGAGTGGGTGTGACCTTGGCTTTCGTTTCCAGTATTGCCGCTATATGTGTGAGCGTGTGCAGGAAGGTTTGCCTCTGTTAGCGCCGTGCTGCCTACGTTCTGGCTTGCAAACGCAGTCGTAAACGCTACAGAACCACCCGTGCCAACAGCGCCAGACACAATACGCAATGCTTTATCGTTATGCGTAGTATCTTTTGTCCAGCCTACAGGAGCAGATGATTGCTGGAACAGCATCTTAGTGCCAGATGGAAAAGCATCAATCGCCCTGCCAGACAGCGTACCAGTACCAATAACGGTTAAGTTACCACCAATGGTAAAGTCATCACCAACCAAGCCGGACTGAAAGTCCTTTAGCTGCGCCATCAACTCCCGAATGGCGTTGTTCACCAGTCCTGGAGCCATGCCCTCTGCTAGGTTAATACCATCAATATCCGTGTTATTGGCTGGATTGCTGTCGAATTCCGAGATTTTTGTCTTTGCCATTTATTGCCCCAATCCAAAAGCAGCGCCGTAACCCATGTTAATGGCTTTGCGCTGGAGTTCTTTGCTAAGTGATTCCATTGTGGTTTGCGTTGCTTTACCCATTAGCTTTGATGCCAATTTTGGATCAAGCATGGATTCAACAATTAACTCACGGATTCTGTCATCTGTGCCGTTATAAAGCCAATTCATCGGGGCTGCAATCTTTTGCAATGCTGGACTCATTTCGCCAAACATTTGCTTGCCAATAATACCGCCAATGACGTTAGCGGTTGAAATATTTTTAAACGTATCCGATCCAGGAACTTTTGTAGCACGTTGCAATACGCTGTCATCCAAATCTTTGGAAACCCTTTCCAAGACAGCAAGCTGAGTTTTGGACAGCCCTTTTAGCCCTTCATCATCTTTAGCAGCCCTAATCGCTCTTGTAAACGATGGCTGAGAGATCAAGTACTGACCTTGATTCATTGGATCTGGTGTTGTAGTTAACACCTTGCTACGAAAATCCTGTGCTGCACCAAGTCTTTCAATGCCAACGCTAGACTGTCGGTATTTTGATAGATAATCTTGATAACCAGGGGCGGCAGCTTCAATTGCGTCATCAACAGAACGAATGACGCGTTCCAATTGACCTTTAGCCAAACTAAAAGCTGAACCCTCTTTATCAAGCAAGCCTTGAGCAGCATCACGCAAATCTTTGCGAACCTCATAAAGACGAGCAGGAGTTGTTCCACGTTTAATTTGATCTTGCGCCCAATTCATTGCTTTAATAACAGTACCACGAGCGCCAACATCGGATGACAAAATATCATCAATTGTTTTGTTAACGGTTAAAGTGACGCCTGATTGGAACGTTTCTGGGTCAACCGTTGATCTAGCAAATGCTGCTTCACGCAATGGTGCTGTAACTTCATCCCGTTTTTGAATGGCTGCTGTCATGTCATCGCTAGTTTTAGCAAGACGATCAAGGATAACCATACGGGCTTGATTAGCTTGCGCTGCTTGTTGTGCAAACCGTCCAGTAGTATCTAGAGCACGAACAGGAGTTTCAGCAGCAATTAATCCAACATCCCTAGTTGCCTGAGCTGTTGTTGGCTGATAACCTGGAAGCCTTGCTTGGTAATTTGCGGCATTTAATGCGGCAACATCCGGCTCTCTAGCTAAACCACGCAACACTTCTCCGGCAATTTTTTCTCTGCCAGCTTGTGTGAATGGTCTAACAACTTCTTTTGCGGCTGTTCCAGCACGACCAGCAACCATTGATGCACCAGTTGGCGCAAGCGTTCCAGCAACTCCAGCCAATCCAAGCTGTGCCATTGGAGAAAGACCTTCTTCACGACCAAGTGAAGCAGATGTAGTTCCACCCAAAGCACCAGTTGTTTGCAACCCAATGTTTTGCAACAGCGGGGCAGCATATTGTGGAGCCAAAGCCTGAGCAGTAAAGCCAAGACCAGGAATACCAGCCAAAGACGCTGCAACATCGCCAGAAATACGCTCTACTTTTGTTTCCGGTTTTGGCAATCCCGCTTGCGTCATTAGGTTTTGCAAGGACTGAGTAGCAGGAGGAAGATTTGTCCCTGCAATAGAATTGATCAACGCATTAAGTGCATCACCAGCCATCATAGGAATACCAGTTGCACCAGTAATTCCAGCCCTAGCCGTTAAGCCAAATTGCCTAGCAAGATTTTCTTCTGATGTGCGTTCTGGAGGTGGCGCTGGTTGATCTGTTGGATACGAAATACTTATTCCAGGGGCTTGCTCTGTAACGATGTTTGGCTGCTGTTGACCAGCAAGCATACGCAAAGCATCGTCAGACACTCTACTTAAGTCACCAGAAGAAATAGCCCTCAAATCCTCATCTGACAGCTTGGACAAATCCATTATCGCTGGCTCCTTCTACGAAGTTCTTCTTGCGCCGCTTGTTGCAAGTTTGGCACAGACGTTGACTGAGGTTGTTGTTTCGCTGCGCTTTCAATATTAACTTTATTAACGCCAGCAAGAGGGTTAGACAATACCCTATTTGGATCAACATTAAGCGTTTTAAGCGCATTTGAATGAACATCAAAGGATTGATCAACGGAATTCTTTTTAGCTTCAACCCTGTTGTAAGCTGCGTTAATAATCTCTTGACGCATTTTAGGCGTAAGTTTTTCACCACTTTGAACTTGCTGGATGTAGTTTTTAATACGATCCGGAATTGCCNTTGATTTCAACAAAGTATCGTATTCACCCTCACGCACAGTAGATGTTGGGTCGATCATCTTATAGAACCCAAAGACAAGAGTAATGTCATTGATTGGGTTTGGATCTTGCGCCGCAGCAACTAGGTTTTTATAGGTTCCGGCAAGCGCAGAAGCATCGCCAGTTTCTTTGATGTAATTGTTTCTAACATCAATCATTCTTGCGGCTACAGCAGTAGGATCGCTTAGATTAACGGACATTTTTGGCGCAGCAGCAGCACGACCTTCAACCTCTCTTTGTTGAACAACCCTAGCTACATTTGAACGTTGTTCTGGAGTGAGTTTGCTGACATCCATATCGCCATACAATTCAGCAGCTACGTTTCCGTAAGCTCCTGTAAATTTAGGCGCAGAACCCTCTATTTTATCAGCCATCTCAATGTACAACTTGGCTTTAGCCGGATCAGACCCTGCAAACATTGTTGCAGCTTGCCTATATCGATCAGCCATCGCCTTGTTATCTGGTTGACCGCCAGTCTCGCCAGTCAACGTAGATTGCAATTGACGCTGAACGGCTTGCTGCTGCGCTTGCTGCAACCCCTGCTGATACGCCTGAGTGCCAACCATACCAGCTTGCCCAAGCACCTGACCAGCGGATACTGGCGTGAGAGACGGACCGCTTGCCATCAATCCAGCAAGACCAGCTTGAATTGCTGCGTTCCCCATTGCTTGACGTTTAATTTCCTCTGGATCAAGCCCAAGCAAACCTGCTGGCATGAGAGGATTCATCTGTGTAGCCATTCTTGCCTCACACTAAAGATATTCTGCGTACAGGAACACGGTTTTGTTCCTCTAGTAATGATGCGATTGGTGCTGTTACATTAACTTGACCGCCACCTCTACGCATTTGTGGTGGAGACAATTGCGACATTTGCTGTTGTCCGCCCATGCCTTTTAATGCGTTCATGGCAGGATTCAATGCTTTCATGTCAAACCCACCAGCCATCGGGGTAACATTTGCGCCAACATTGGTAAGCGCAGCATCGTAAGCACCAGCTTGTCCCATCGTCATCAACGATGTTGAATCAATTGAACCACTTGTTAGAAACGGAGCAGCCCATTCTGCCGTTGTTGGTAATGCACCAGACGCTAAAGCAGCACCGCCGCCTTCTAGCGCAATCGCAGGAATAGCAGCATCCATCGCTACTGGAAACGCTTGAGCAGCCGATCCACCAGCAGCACTTCCTAACGCACCACTAGCCGCACCTCCTAGCGCACCACCAGCAGCACCAGTAGCACCACCGAGCAAAGCACCAGTTAACGGATTGTCACCCCTGTTAGCAGCGGATATACCACCGACCCCTGCGCCCAAGGCAGCAGACAGAGCGATCATTTCCATTCCACTCATATCACCACCTTATGCGAGAAGTCCACCAGCAGCAGCACCAAGCCCAGCACCAACCAATTGCTGACCCATCGTTGCACCAGGCATTTGAGATGCCAGACCAAACCCAAGAGAGCCACCGCTAAGAGCAGAACCTACTGGATTTCGATAAATTGGTTGAGACACCTGTTGACCCATTGGTGCGCCGTATGCAGCAGACAGATAAGACTGGAGCGAACTATACGGAGCAGTCTGTTGGAAGTTAAACCGATTCATTGCATCCGTGAGCGCCATCTGCTGATAATCCTCTTGCATCTGACCAAGATCAATGAGACGTTGAATGTCTGCGTAATCTTGTGCAGCCATGCCAGGAGCCATACCAGCGGCTTGTAGCTGACGAGCGTAATCGGATGCAGCGGTTTGTCCAAGACCACCAGCAGCCGCAAGTTGAGTCTGGAGAGCTTGACCAGTAATATCTGACAATCCACCAGCAGCAGCCATACGGTTTGCCAAATCCTGCTGAGACAATCCAGCACTTGCTTGCATCGCCGCCATTTGATTTGCCAGTTGTGATTGAGAACCAGCAGTCAAGCCTTGTGCTCCAGTCAGACGGTTTGCAATATCCTGCTGAGACAATGCACCCAAACGACCAATACCAGCCTCTTGCAAGCCACGCTCTGCTGCATAGTTCTGATAAGCAAGATTTCCTGCAACATCGCTTAACGACTGAGCAAACTGACCAGCAGCACGATCTTGCAACTGACCCATTGCACCAGAGCCGTATCGACCAGCCTGAGATGCCTGAGATGTCACGTTCTGGATATTGCGCTCAAACACATCTTGAGCAGCACGAGCAGCGGGTTGGAACGCGCCTTGAAAGAACGGGTTTCCACCCAAATAAGCACCACCAGCCGTTTGCTCTGCCAGCGGCATTGCTTGATTCTGGAAAGCACCTTGTTGCATCGCACCATAGAATCCGGAAGATGGATCACCCATTGCAGCCTGACCATAAAGCTGGTTTGCACGAGACTGATTGAGATAATCCGATCCAGCACCACCAGCCACGGCAGAGTAAATGTCCGTAGCAGGGTTGTAGCCTGAACGCTGGAAAACGTCAGCAAACGCTCCCAATGCAGGGTTTTGAGCCGATTGCAATTGGCTGACTGTTTGCTGTGCTTGAGGGATCAACGGACTGCCAGCCAAAGCCCTTTGCTGTGCCATCTGCATACCCTGTTGCGTCATGTCAGACGGGCTGACATACGTTTGTCCAGGGTAATACTGCATCGGACCTTGTTGATACAGTCGTTGCGCTTCGTTTAGTCCATACTCTACGAATGGACGCATAGACGGATCTAGTTCCGTCCTTACGGTTTGAGTGCCGCCACCGCCGCCACCAGACATTTAAAGCTCCTTTGCCCAAGTTCGGGGCTTAAATCCTAATTCTTTCGCAACCCTGTTCCATCCTGGTCGCCACGATTCAAAAGTAATGCGTTTGCATTGTTGTCTAGCAATGTCCTCAAGCGCCTGAAAATAAGCCTTGAGATTGCCGCCAAGATTTCCCCATGCACACCAGACATGGAAAACATCCCCGCTGATGTAAGCTATAACAAACCCTACCGCTTTATCTTGATCAATTGCAAGCCAAAGCGTACATTTGTTCCCACTGATTGCCGCATACACATCCTCTGGAATCCAAGGCTCAGGTGACTTCTGGAGTATGGCTTCTAAACCATTTCTCACAAAAGCCCACGATTGCCTTAATTCGTGAGGGTGTACAAGTCTGTACATTATCCGACAATGATGTAAGAATAAGTCTTATCAGCCGTGCTGTTTGCCCAATGGCTAATCGTGGCTGACCCAAAAGACTGTGCTGAAACGTAAATATCCGAGTATGCCAGTGGTGCAATGTAAGTTAGCGTCACAATAGCAGCAGGAATGGCTGGTCTTGGAATAACCGTGTCAGCAGCAAAATGCTCTAATGACACGCCAACGTTAGACACTGCACCAGCGATTTCCACATAATCACCAGCGTCTAAATCCAGATAAGCGTTCATTGATCCAATCAGATGAGACGGATCACCAGTTGATTTCCTCGCTGGGAGTCCAAACCGACTAGCTGATCGATCAACATCAAAACCATTTACACGAAACCACACATCTGCGTGTTGTCCGTCATTGGTAGAATTTTGAAGCTGCAAAGAAAACTGCACATCGTAAAGACCACCATTAGCAACATTTAGCCTTGTAGTATTACTAAGCGATACCCCATTAGCAAATTCCGTGGTATCCCATGTCACTACGGCAGATGTTCCAGCACTAGGTGCAAGCTGATCGGTATTATTGCTAAACATCCCATACGGGGCAGAATAAGCAAACGCAGAAGCAGACGATGGGAGCAATACAATCTTGGAATCAGGACTAATACGCTCATCGTACAAAGTAGTGGTAGATGCGCCGCCAGTCGCAAGCGTCACCGTTCCAGTATTGTTGGTTTTGCCATTAAGAATACCGTTAACAATCTCCGATATTTCCCTTGGCGTACCACCAGCAGGGTTGAGTCTGCGGAACTGCATTATCGACCACCCACAGGTTGCAACTCTACGTCTACCGCCATCATGCTATTCCATGTCCCTGTAGGCTTGATTTTAAGCCTATGATAGCGTCCAACAGAGCGTAATGGCACTCTGTTCTCACTAGAAGCTGGAATATCTGCGCCGAACACGGTAGCCCCATCTAACCTAAACCTAGAAGCAACCGCCACCGACCCTGAACCACCATCTACTTGAGGGTAAGCCAGCTTGACGATAGATTGCAATCCTTCCTCTACGTCTCCAGTAATAATCTCAGCCGCCATAGGATCGCCGCCGAACACAATTACCTGATCCCCACGCACTCCTGCAAACAATGGTTTACCACCAGCCCACAAACGGGAATCCAGCGATGCTGGTACGCCCTCTAGGTCTGTGTAAATGTCCAATTGTTCCAAGGTCGTTCCAACCGTAGAGGCGTTGGCAACGTAATCAGCCGTGGTAATGCCATACGACCACTTGCTTGTCTGCCAATTGAACACCAGCAGCGTTTTACTTGCGCTGACATTTTGGTAGCACCAGACTACCAAATGACGCTCAGGATCGATAGCCGCAGACATCTGGTCTAGCTTGCCTTCGTCCACGTCATCAAAAAACCAGCGGTCTACCTTTTCTGCCCCGATTGGCGTAACACTTTGCCCGTCACACACATAAAACCCGTCATCCGACAGGAAGAATGTGCGACCACCTTGCTGGACGATACTGTTAGCCTCGTAGCACCCAAGAGTGCGGCTAATAGCGTCAAACTGGAAAAACAATGGGCTACCAATGTAGGACATACGGTAGATTGCCCTTTCAAGCAACACTAGCCCAAATTCGCCACCAGTAATGCCCTGGATGTTTCCTCCGTCTGGCAAGTCCTGGAAGTCTGACTGAGAGGTGGTACTGGATACCCAGTCTGTCTCATCGTTAATATCCGACCACCAGGCACGGTTTGGGTTGGTGGTATTGTTAGCCGCCACCACAAAATCCCTTACAACCGTGACATAAGAGGCCACAGGAGCCGATGCGCTCAGGTCTGCCCAGGTGGTAGATGTGCCAATCGTCCACCCTTGCAATTGATCGTTGCCATTAGCGGCAATCAGTACCTTGCCAAACTGAGTGACTTTCCACGAAACGGAAGCAGCGTACCCACCCATTTGAGATACATCGTCCAAATCCAGATCGTTTGGATCGAACTTGAATATCTTTGTCCCACCAGCAGCAAATAGCTGAATCGTGCCGCCGAACTTGCCGACAAACGTGGTAATCAGGTTTTCAGACGCAGAGTCAGATAGGGCTTTGGCAGACGGCAACGGGCCATACCCAGTCAGCCTTGGCACGACATTCTTAGCCTCTGTTAGCGCACCTGTCAGCCCTGGCTGATCCGGAACCCACTCGCCTAGAACTAGCCTCTTAATAGCCATGTATTTGTCCCTTCTGGTACGGCAACCCAAACTTCGCTGCCAGATGCCAGTTCATTCCATGTGTTCGCATCTGCCGAAACAAGTGACCATTCTTCACCCAGTACACCACCATCAGCAGATACAAATGCGATACCAGTAATTGAGCCGCTCCCATCCAATACCTTCCAGGCAATCGCCTCAGTCGTGGAAAATGCGAATACGTTTGCGTCACCAGAATAGACAACACCGCCCAGCCCACTTGTGCTTGCCGTACCCGTTACGCTGCTAGAAGTCAGCCTGACCCGAATAGCATCGCCTGAAACAGTAGCGCCAGAAGCCGCCAAACCCTCTACAAGGCGCATCCGGATAGCATCTAATACACTAGCCGCCACTCCAGTAACAGAGGCTTGGAAGGCGAATATGCCGTTGCCAATGCCAATGACGGTAGCAAGCGCAGAAGCCGATCCAGCGTTAAGTGTTATACAGGTGTCAGTTGACTGCCAAATTGGGCTGTCAAATGTTATCTGGATAGCATCTACTTTGCCGAACTGATCTAGCTGATCCAGCGTGAACGGGCCACAAATGTCAGCCATTATGCAAGCGTAACCGTCAGGTTGCCAGAGGCGATCTTGAACACATCGCCAGTTTCAATCGTCTTTGATGCGGTAAGCTGACCGTGATACAGCAGATTACCCGCGGTCAGCGCATCATAGATACCAAAGTGCGTGATGGTTCCCCAGTCACCCGTTGCTTGGGGGAACTGTACGTCAGCATTAGTAGCCGCAGCACCGTTAGAAGGCGCAGCAAACGTAGCTGACTGACGGGCATACGAGCCACCAGAGACTTCCGTGCCAGAGCCAGCATCCGTTGGATCGGTTGTAAATAGCGCAACATACACGCCAGCAGGAGAAGAATACGCAGTATTGCGGAGAGTCGCATTGATAAGTGCGTTCTCCAGATAATTCGACATTGCAGCCATGTTTACCTCGCTGTCAGGATCATTTTAAGTGGTACACCGCTGTTTTCTGATGCGTCATCAGCGGCAGTGAGCGCAGCCATTCCTCGGTCATACATTCCTGCCCAAAGCTGGATACGAGCGTCATTCATCAGGTACGGCTCGGCCTCTATCAATGAACCATACAGCAATAGGTCTGGGCAATTCGCCACAAACACATTGCTAGGGTTGGTGTCGGTCAGGAATGGTGGGTTGGCGTAATACAAAATTTGTAGCGTGTAGTTACCGTCTGGCACAGGAGCAAACTTAAACTCACTAGCGATGATGGTATAGAACACAGGCAAGCCAGACTCAGTTACCCGTGCGTTCCTAGAGAACACGCTAGGAGTGACATACTGTAAGTCCCGAATCGGGTTAGTCTCTACAAACAAGTCACGCAATTGCAGGAAATCGGTAGGCAATGCAACCGTAGCATCGCCGCCTGTAGTGGTAGTGACAGCAGACTTCAGCATTTGCCGAATCCGCAGATCACGCCGCAGCCGAACCTCTGCAAGCTGGATAAAGTCTGGAATCTGTGCGGTTAGGTCAGAGCGCCCAAGGTAACTGGCTACAGTCGCCTTCAGGTCTGAGTAATTGAGGATTGCCATTTCACATCTTCCCAAGAATATTCTTTCGTTCCGATGTGCTTGATGTATGGACTCAGCACATGGTCTACATACGTCTTAATACCAAAGTCTTGCGCCTTGATACAGAAATGCACATCTTCGCCAATAATGCCACCAGCGTCCGTCCAGAGAATATCAAACCACGGTTGAGGCATCTTCTCAAATACTTCCCTGCGAGTCAGTGTGACTCCAAACCCTACGGCTGATATTTCCTCAACGTAGTCTTTACCCCTGGTCTCAACCTTCTGGAATACAGGGCTTCCGTCAACCATCTCTAGGTCAAGCGCAGTCGGCATAATCGGCTCTCTGCGAGTGGTAGCATTTACCCCACAAATACTTACATTGTGGGACAACAGCCTTTCCAGCGTATCGCTAGGGAAACGCATATCGCTATCAATCCAAAGGATTGCATCTGCGCCACCTTCTAGTGCCGTTTCTGCCAGCTTCTCTCGCTGATGGAAGATTAACGTTCCTGGCATCTGGTAAATCTGTATCTCATCCTTGGTATTGCGGCTATGGTAGCCAACTAGCTTTGCAAGGTCGAAACAGAAGCCAGACATAACTGAGTCACGGCAAGGTACGCAGATAGCGATTTTCATACTCGTCCAGGTCTTGTACGGAAGAATCGGTTGTCAGGATGGTTGAGGAAGGCTTTAAACGCCGTCTCATCCGTTACTGCGAACCCCCGCATAATACCTTTCTTATTCAGGTCGTCAATGACCGCCAGCGGCAATCTAGCCACATGGGTGAGGTCGCCCCATCTATCGAGTGACGTTACCTCGTTGAACATCCGTTTGTTAGCCTCAATGATATGGCTAACATCCTGCTTAGTTTCCAGTATCAACCCACCATCACCATCGTGGTGGGCTACCGTATATTTGCCTGTGTCGGCGTCAGCAGATAGTAGTTTTTTCATCCGTGTCGGGGAGAGGTTTCCCCCTCCCCTATCTCTGGTTTAGAGAGCCATGTTCAGGTCAGTGACCAAGCCATGAGCCTTTTCGTTACGCATTTCAAGCGTCAACTCTGCGAGAATCTGTGTTTTCTCGCTATCGCCAGCCTTCGCCAGTTCGTTCGTGGCGAACGGACGGAGGTAAGCAACGGCTGCGTACTCAGGATCAAGCACGAAAGCGTCAGTTGCACGCATGAAACGGTCAGGCACAACGCTAACCGAGCCAAAGTCTGACAGGTAGACGTCAGCAGCACCGATGATGGTCGTAGGAGCATCAGCAGGAGCCATGTAACGCTGACCAGCGATGCCGGCAAAGGTCGAAACCTTTTGCTTACCAGCAGCGCCAACCAAGAGAACCTTTGGCGAACCGCCGTTCTCGTAGACAGACTTGATAACGTCTTTCAGGAGCTGCTCGGTAAACGTACGAGCAACGCCGTCAGAACGGGTTGACACGCCGATGGTGACAGGATCAGCACCGGAAGCGCCTTTGCTGGTGTTGGTCTTGATCCAAGACAGCATGGAGCCAAGTTTACGAGCGGTAGAGCCGCTACCAGCATCACGACCCTGGTTGCTGGTCAGGATGGTCTCGATGTCACGCTTCAGCTCGGACGAGGCACGAGCAAGCTGGTAAGCCTTCTCAGATTTGCGACCTGCCTTGTTGACAGCCTCAAGCGTGCCGGACACCTGAATCGTCTTTTGAACGATCTGGCAATAGTTACCCAAGCGAACCGTGGGGGACAGGGTAGCGGACGTAGCGTCTGCACCTTCAACAGCGGCGTTGCCAGTCGTAGCAGAAGCTAGACTGTCAGTCTGCCACTCATGATACACAGCCGTTGCCTTGCCACGAGCAAGCGTGTTCAGCAGGGGAGTGTCGGTGGGGGAAATGTCATAGATGACATCGGTTAGGTCTTCGCGCTGACCAATAGCGGTATGGGCGGTAAAAGTTGCCATGATAGTTCCTATAANAATCGTTCAAATACGTTTGCAGCATCNGCCACACGTCCTGTGCGCTTTAGCTGCTGNTTNTGTTTCTTGACCTGTTCCTGATCTNGATTGCGCTGCTGTGACGCACCAGCTTTCAGCATCTTGGGAGCCTGGGNNACCTTCTTNGTNACCTCTGGCTTGTTGCTGACTAGCCTGTCGTACTGCATCGCCTTNTACAGCGTCAGAACAGCTCTGGAATCGTACACACTTGCAAGTTCTTCATCTGACCACCCGATGCTTTTGGCAAAGTTGCGAATGTCCTTGCGGATGGATTCTCCCTTTTCCTTGTCGGCAAAGTCTGGGATAGCCTGTTGTAGCTTGGCTGCTTCAGCGGCAACGTGCTTGCTAATCAGTTCAGTACGTTCAGCGTCTTGCTGTTGGGCAATTCTGGCACGTTCTGACTGGATTGCAGCGAGTTGTTTATCACGCTGTTGCTGCTCGGCTACCTTTACGGCATATCCGATTGGGTCGATCTCTTTGAGTTCTTCCAAGTTCTCTTGCGGCTGCTGCTGAGAAAGCATATTCTCAATGATCTGCAACCTCTGAGCGTACAAATCCCTTGCTTGGGCTGCTTCCTGAATCTTGGTGCGCTCGGCTTCTACCGCCTTACGTTCCTCAGCAAGCGATTGGGTTTTCCGTGTGTAATCTGCCTCAAGCTGATAACCACGAATAAGCTCATCAAGCGTTACCTCCCGTTCTTCGCCAGCGGCTTTGACACGGTATTTAGGCTGCTCCGTAGCTTCTTCCGAGTTATCATCCTCTGCCTCATCCGATTCCTCTTGCGATTCATCGTACTCGGCTTCATCTGCCTCTGCCTGTAGTTCCTGCTGCGGTTCTGGTTGCTCTTGCGAGTCGTCCCCACCCATTAACCCAAGCATTGCTTCAGCGGCTGAATCCACTGATAGCGGTCCATTTCCCTCAGCGGGAGTCATGTTTTCGCTCATCTTCTTACCCTAGTTTCCAGATAACCGTCTGGGGCGTGTTCCTACAAATGCAGGAATTATGTTCAAGTTCATACCATTTCAGGCATAAATCCTGAGATTGCAGGAACTATAGAATCTTCCACCGTCTTTTGCTCCATCTGCTTACCAGCAGCGATAGCTTGGAAGTGAGAAAGAATCTCATTAACAGCAACGAGCTTACGATGGGCTTCTTCCCTAGTGTCGTAATCCTCTGCCTTGCTGTTAGCGAATTGATCTAAACATCCTTGCTTGATGGTGTTCATTTCTCCCATGAAGAAATCGTCCATCAGCAAGTTAAGAGCGGCTTGTGCCTTATCCATTAGTTTGCTCCACCGTGGCCAGTATCTCCACCGTATATCGGCTGCGTGTATGTCATAACTGGAGGCGCTGGTCTGTAAGAATCAAACGCCGCTGGTCTGTACATAGCCATCGGTGACTGGTAGCCAGCAGGCATCTGCGCCTGCTGAGGCAAGCCAAAGTTCATCGGGATGCTGCCCCCGAAGATTGGGTTCTGGATTGGTTGAATCTGGACAGGCTGGCGCTGCATCTGCTGGATAGATTGCATTGGGTTGTACTGTGGCATCATCGCCTGAGCGATTTGCCGATCAAGTGCTGCGTTCCCGCTCATCCTGGAATCCTCACGTCTGTAACCAAATCAGCCTGAATCTTCTGCTGTTTGAGTGCGATTTCTGCGGACAGTTCTTCCCGCCTCAATTGTAACTCAAGAGCGAACTTTTCACGCTGCATTTGCATGTCTAAAGCAGCTTTTTCTCTCTCTAACTGCAAATCAGCAGCAGCTTTCTCTCTGGCAAGCTGGATTTCAGCAGATGCTTTCTCCTGTTTTGACTGAATGTCAGCCATTGCCTTCTGCTGTGCGATCTGAATTTGAGCCTGTGCCTGCTGCATAAGAGCCTGCATATTTGGGTCAGGCTTGGGTTCCTGTGGCTGCTGAAGCTGCTGATCAACATCTGGCGGCACTTCCTTAGAAAAACTCCTGCGAGTCTACAAAGCCTGCTGCCTCGATAAACCTACCGAGCGTCTGACGGTACTGCCCAACCGAGACCAACGGGTTAGCAGGACCATACTGTTGCAGAATTGCCTCCTGCTTTGCCAGCACCATCTGGAGCATCGCCATCTGCTCCTGCTTGTTGCCAGTTCCCA